GCATTGAAAAAGATCAGCACATTGACAGGTGAAGCCATGAGCCGGAAACAGAAGATCCGGGAGATGGAAGACAAGATGAAAGTGCTGGATGGCATTGATGATCCGGCGGATTTTATCAAACAGGCCAATGAAGCCATGGAAACCGTCACGAACTTGAAAGACAAGGATCTTGTGGATGCTGGCGAGGTGGAGAAGATCAAGCGCGGTGTGGCTGAAAGCTATGAACAAAAGCTTGCTCAACAGCGCAAATCGTTTGAAACCAAAATCGAAGAGCAAACCCACGCGATCAAGTCCAAAGACGAGGGTATTCACAAGTTGCTTGTGAAGGGTGCCATCATGCAGTCTGATTTTCTCCGTGAAAAAACAGTCCTGCCGCCGGATTTGGCGTTTGATTCATTCGGACGTTTTTTCAAGATTGAAGAGCAGGACGGTCAGCCGCAGGCTATTGCGGTAAGGCCAAACGGAGAGGAAATTTTCTCTTTGCGTGAACCTGGAAAACATGCGTCACCGGATGAGGCATTGGAGATCTTGATTTCTGAAAGGAAAGACAAGGATTCAATTCTCAGGGGGACGCCGCCGGGCTCAGGCTCAAGAACAAGCGCTGGGAGTGGCTCGATGAGTCACACCGAACTAATGAACCTGTCACCGATTGAGCGGCTTAACGCTGCAAGACGGGGGCAAAAATAGAGAGGTTAACAAATGGCTTTAACACTTGTTGAAGCGGCAAAGAACTCCCAAAACCCGCTTCAATCCGCAATCATTGAAATGTACGCGATGAACTCAACGGTTCTGGCAAATTTACCGTTCGAGAACATCCCAGGGAACGCCCTCCGATACAACCGGGAAGAGTCCCTTCCTGGTATTGGTTTCCGTGGCGTAAACGAATCTTACACCGAGTCAACCGGTGTCATTAACCCACAGACAGAACCGCTTGTGATCGCTGGTGGGGATCTCGACGTTGACAAGTTCATTATCGACACCATGGGCGCCGAGCAACGGTCTGTCCATGAAGATATGAAAGTAAAGGCGTTGGCGCTGTCGTGGACAAAAGCCTTTTTCAAAGGTGATTCCACTTCGGACCCGAGATCATTTGACGGTCTCCAAGCCAGATTGACCGGGGATCAGTTGATTGACGCTGGGTCAACCGACGGTGGTGATGCGCTGTCTCTGGCAAAATTGGATGAGCTGATTGACACAGTTGAGATGCCAACGGGCCTTTTTATGAACAAGGCCATGAGACGCAGATTGACAACGGCTGCAAGATCGACATCTATCGGCGGCTTCATCAACTATGAAGTAGATCAGTTTGGCAGAAAACTTGCAGCAACGTCAATCTATTGCGTCAGTTTCCAACCCGGTAAGTTCATCGGGATTCAAAACGGACAGATGGATGTTCGGGATCTTGGCGAACTGCAAACTAAACCCGCATTCCGAACCAGGGTTGAATGGTTTTCAGGCTTGGCAATGTTCCACGGTAAGGCGGCTGCCCGTCTTCGTGGCGTATCAAACGCGGCTGTAACCGCATAATTGAAGGACATATAAATGAGTGATTTAGGTGTAAAAAAACGTCCTCAGGGGACATTCGACGCAGACCTTGAATTTAAGGATTCCGGCCTTGTGGCTGCTTCTGCTGCCGCCACGGTGGATGATACCGCACAGATCGTTGATGTGGGTACTGGTCTGTTCAAAGGGTGCATGATGCTGGATGTATCGGCGCTTGAGATTGCATCCAACGATGAGATTTATGACATCGTGATTCAAGGGTCCAGTGATTCCGACTTTGGGACGGATACCAACATTGTCGAGCTGGCACAGTTGAACCTGAGCGCAGCCGAGGTGAAACGAACAGACTGCAACAAGGACGATTCAACTGGTCGGTTCAAGCTCTATTTCGACAATGAGAATGACGGCACGTTTTATCGATACCTTCGGATCTATACCGTTGTGGCTGGCACTGTGGCAACCGGTATCAACTATGCTGCTTATTGTACGCAGATCCAGTAAAGGGGGTTCGTTATGAGTCAAGATGCTGGATATGTCGAAGCATATACGAAACCGGCTGATGGCGTGGCAAGGCGGAGAGAGGTAGACCTCGGCACTATGGCGACACAGGATGCATCAAGCGTTGCCATAACCGGCGGGTCCGCTGTCGGGGCGACCCTGGCCGGAAAGGTTCAAACCATTACGGCAGCCGGGGCTATCTCTCTGGATGCAAATCACGTGAAAATCACCGGGCCGGAAACGTCCACCTATGCCGTTACGCTTGCCGCCCCTTCCCGGGGAGGGCAGATACTGGTCATTGAGATGACGGGAACCACATCAACCAATGCCGTCACACTGGCGTTGACAAATGTGGTTGGAGGTACGGCCGGGACATCGGCTTCTTTTAACGCTGCCGGTGAAACGCTGACACTGGTATCAAACTCAACCAAGTGGGTCGTTCTGTCTGAGCAGGGCGTCACGTTATCATAAATGATAGTTTGAGGTTTCCATGAACAAGACGGTTTACAACATTGAAACCGGCGAAAAAAAGACCATCCCTGGTATTGACGCAAAAGAGTATATCGAAACTGGAGGATGGTCTTACGACAAGCCGGACCCGAAGCAATTCAAGGCATCCAATAGAGTAGATGCCAAAGCGGTTGACGATGAGGTGAAAGCCAAAACGTCAAGGAAACGTAAATCATGACATGGCTGACAGACAACTACCCGGATTCCACCATTGATGATTGGGATATGCCGACAACGTCCGACGCTGATGACTGGCTTGAACTTCGGTTCGGGACGGATTCAGCCTGGGCCACAGGTGCGTCGGCGGATCGTCAAGCGGCCATGTATCGGTCGTGGGATTACCTTCGTGGGCTTGATTGGAAAGATGATGTGTTTGACACGGAGCTGGATGATCAGATTAAGCAGGCACTTTATGTCGGCGCCTATTACGAGTTCTCAGATGCGGGGTGCCTTCAGCCGGTCTTGTCTTCAGGTCAATAGAGGGTAACGACCATGGCGACGAACTGGGATGTTGAAAAGCAAGATTTTTACAATGACATCAAGGAGGATGGCTTTTCAGTGACTGTTCGAGTCCCAGGGGCTCCCGGATCGTTTAACCCGGAGACCATGGAATATGACGGTGCTGTCAGTCCTGTGGATACGACCACGTATGGGATTATTGGCAGCTACCGGTCATATGAGATTGACGGGACGCTGATTCAAAAGGGTGACTACCGCTTGTATGTCCCGGCGCAGGGTCTTCCAAGCGAGATTACACCAGATCATGAAATTAAGATCGGCTCTGATGTGCAGGATGTGGTGAGCATCAAAAAGATCAATCCGGGTAATGTCATTGTAGGGTACGAATTGCAGGTTAGATCATGATGGATGACATCCAAACCAGCGCGGCCGGTTTTTCCGACGCATTAATGGATATGGCTGACTATGTGGATGAGTCAATCGAGCAGGTGATTCGGAAAGCTTGCATCGATCTCTATACTGCTATTGTTGAACGAACTCCGGTTGACACCGGCAGGGCCAAGGGGTCATGGCAGCTTTCAACTCATCATTCAAATTTTGTTGAGCCAGAGTCAACAGCCATATCCACATCTGACATTGCATCCATTGTGAATGACAATGTTTCAGGTTTCAATATGGACGTCCAAGATGAACAGGTAGTGATCTACAATAACCTGGAATACATCGAGCATCTGGAAAACGGCACATCACAACAGGCACCTGCAGGCATGGTATCTGTCTCACTGATGGAGTTTGAGCAGTTTTTCAGGGAGGCCCTGCAAGGGCTGGATGGAGTATCCGGCGCATGACACCCTACCAAATCAAAAAAGCCGTTGAAACGTACCTTTCCACCAACTGGTCGGCTACATCAATCCGCACCATTAATAAAGATGACGCACCGGCATTGCCGTTCATCGAATGCTATTTCAAGCCTGGCAATGTTACGGGTCTTGAAATCAATGGCGTTGGTGAGCGGGTGGGTGCTTTGATGATCAATATATTCACAAAGAAAGGCGTCGGGACAGACGAGGGCCTTTATTACGGTGGCATGCTCGAAGACTTGTTCTGGCATCACACCATATCTAACAGCAACGGGAATATCGTTTGTGAGAACGGCGCAATCATGCCATACACGTCGGAAATTGGCATTGATGAGGCATTGCAGGCGTACCACCATCAAACCGTTATCCCATTATCTATTATTTTTGAGAGGTAGACAAAATGAGTAATACCGTAGCAAGAGCGATTGAGCAAACCTGTTTTGCCGTCGCCGAAACGACAAAGGGAACGGCTGTTT